TTAGCGTCTATTCTTTCTGCAATTCTTTCCTCTGACATTTCTAAAGTTATGTACAATACATTTTGGCCTTGTGCAAGAAAACTAGCAGCTACGTGACACATAAACAAAGATTTACCAACACCTGTACCTGCAAGAGCAATGTTTAATGTTTTACTTGGTACACCACCTTTGGTAATCTTGTTGAAATAACTTAAATCAAATTGAAACTTTTTCTCTTTAGTATGATACCAGTTATATCTTTCTTCACTGTCATTTAAATAATCGTGACCAATATGATTGTCAAATGATACTGCTAAGGCGTCAGCCAATATACTTGGTATTGCCTCTGGCGATCTTTCTTTATCTTTCTTATCTAGTATCTTAATACCTTCTAGTACTGCGTTGTGTACTGCTCTGTCTTTACAAAACTTTTCTGTAGTATCTATTAACCAATTTTGATCAACATCTTCAGGATTTAATACTTCTAGTAAATCTTTTACTGACCTAACTTCTTCATCGTTAAGGTCTTTTCTGTTACCCATTTCAACGAGTACAGTTTCTTTAGTAGGAAGATTATTATATTTTGCAATGAATTTATGTATTTCTGAAAATAAAATATGTTCTTCTCTTTTAGAAAAATATATATCTTTTAAAAAAGGTATTGACTTTCTCATGTACGACTCATTGTACATTAAGTTTCTTAATATTGTTTGTTCTATTCTTTCGTTATTCACCAAACTCTACCTTTCCATCATTTAATTGTTGTTCCATTACTTCTAATAATATGTCACCAATGTAATCTACAAACTCTTGGCTTTCTATATCTTTTGATTCTGGATTGGATAGTATATCATAATCAAACTTCATTGGCAAGGTGCCATCTGCTTTTTCTTCTTTAGCAAATCTAACCTTACCATACTTGTAGATTACGTTACGGTATTTCGTCTCAAGCAATTTTATGGCCGTGTAATCTGCACCTGTCTTTTGTGCAAAAACGTACCTTTTATTCTTCGTCTGATCCGTATTTGAATTTTTTGTTGGCGTATTCATCTATTTTTTGTAATATCTCTTTTGTAAAATACTTCTCTGGATCGTCATTGATAGATTTACCAAACACCTTACCTTGTGGTGTTTCAAACCTTGTTGATACTTTCTTAAAGATACCAGCTGCTTCAGCCATATCCAAAAGACCATAATGTTTATCAAGTCCGTGTTTGTAGGTTAATTTAACGTCTATCATGGCGTTTTCTTTTGTTAATCTAGATTTGTAATTTTTACAATGTATAATATTACCAACTACTTCGGTACCGTCTTTTTCTTTACGTTTACTTAAATAGATGATTGATGAGGCAGCGTATTTTAATCCTGAACCACCTCCCATTTCTTTTTGAGGGAACATTGAACCAATAACATCATACGTATGATTGGTCATAATCATAGGTATATTTGCTTTACCTAGTTTCAATGTTAAAACTCTAAATGTAGATTTGACTATTTGTGATCTAGTCATATCTCTTGTTTCTTTACCAGCAGCCGTGTCTTCCATTTCTTTTGTAGTAGATAACATACCTAAACTATCTAATACAAACATCATAGGTTTTCTTTTCGCCTCTGGTTGTTCTAAATATTTGTCTATAATTTTTATTGATTGATTTCTAAATTCTTGTACTGTAGCAACTGGTACTACAACCATTCTTTTACCATCAACACCACGACTTTCAATCATGTCTTTTGATACGGCACTTTCTGATTCAAAATAGATAACACCTGCGTCTTTGTCTTTATCTAAAAATGCTTTTACAATACCTAATGCGAAGAATGTTTTACCTGTAGCAGCCTCACCTGCAATAGCAGTAATCTTATTTGCTGGCATACCACCGTATATTGATCCTGATAATAGAGCATTAAATGAATACGAACCTGTGTCTACAAAACTTGTAACATCACTATCCATACCGTCACTTACTAAACCTGCATATTCATTGCCACTCTCTTTAATTATATCTTTTAAAAAATCACTCATATTTTCTCCTTAATTATCACTTACTATAACATATCCGTTCAATCTTGTCAAGCTTGTATTGTTTTTACTGCTTTAAATTTAATCTTTATAGGTTTAGGCTCACCCTCGTTCCATAACCTATATTTTTCGTCTTGTGGTACCCAATCTTTAGGTGGTTTTTCAAATTCAGATTGGTCAATCTTATTCCATAATGTATCTCTTAACTCGTCACCAGATTTACCATTTGTAAATGCAAAGTTTGATTCTACGTTAGCACAAACCTCACATAGTTTCTCCCAATTGTACTCTCTTATACGTTGAAAGTCCCAATATTCTTTTAAGTCTTTGTATGATTCCTCTGTAATAGCCATTATCTTATTATATCTATTTTTGCGTCTGGTGTCCATACCTCTAACTCACTCCTTAATCTATCTTCTTGTTTCAGTTTATTATAACGAGACTCGGCCTTTTTCTTCCACCAATCTATGATATTATTTAGGTTAAATTTATCCCAATTCTCACCTTTAATAATTTTTGTCTTGTTATCTTTTACTACATCTAGATAGTTCTTAATACCATAGTCACTAACATAATATCTTTTTCTTTCAGTTAATTTCTTAGCATTACTTATAGTTGTATTAAATCTTTCTAAATTACTTTTGTCTAAACTTCTTTTTACTAAACCAATAATGGCTGTAGTTAGTTTTAACTTTCTACTAGAGGCGTCATCTTTAATAAGTTTACCTACATTGTTTTCAACAAATGTTGCAAGGTCGTGAAAAGGTTTACCATGTATCAAAGGTATAAAATCACTATCAGTTAAACCTTTATATCTTAAATATGGTTTCATACCATCGTATTGACTAGATGATTTACTATTACCATATAAACTTGTAGTCTCAAACAATGCTAAATTCATACCATATTTTACATTTAGTTTTTCTCTTATTGTATGACTACAACATATGGCAGCCAATAGTTTACCACCTAGATAATTATAACCGAAAGGTTGAGTTGGTACTATTACAAATCCCATGATAGAAGTCTTATTAAAACTTACTAATTCTGGTACATGAGTTAACAAATCGTTTCTTGGTTTCATGTTTATAACAGGAGAACCACATCTTATAAAACCTACCCATTGACCACTATTTTTTTCTCTTACTGCAATCTTTAAATTTTTACCAGGTACACTTGACATATTAGTATGAGAAGAAGTCATGTTTAATAATGTATCATATGTTTCATTATCTGGCTCTAGTATTTCAAAGTCCATATCTTTAGGCGACATATCAAAATTAGAAAATATACTACCCTCTAGACCCATACCAGGCAAAGCAGATGGTACATCTATTATTTGAGATAACTTTTGATCTCTCATATATTCATCTATACGACTAAACTTTTCAAAATAGTCATTGAATATATTGGCACAGTGTAAGGCCTGATCATTTGTTAATGTTTTCATCTTCATATTATATCACGTTCAACTAAATTTGTCAACCTGGTTTCCCCATACATCCCAACCAGGCATAGAAGTTCTAGCAAATAGTTCTATACGTGGCAAATCACCACATAATTTTACTATATCGTCTCTGATTCTATCTGGTTTTCTGCTATGTTCTCTACGTTCACTCACAACTAATCTATCTACATTACCATCAACTCTTTTTGGTTTACCTTTTGTTGCAAGTATACATGTCTCGGTGTTGGCCCTAGTCCAGTATCCTGGACCTTTGAAAAAGTAATTGTTTATTCTATTCTTATTCGTCTTCGCCCACGTGAAACCTACTGTCTTATACTCAAAGCCCCACTTCTCTACCAATGGTATTTGTTTGTGTAGTAAAGGATCGGTACACCACATAAACAATACACAATCTTTGTCTGCTAGGTCACCTATCGGTAAATTTTCTATATCTTTCATTGTCATAGTAGGATAATGATTGGCAGGATTAGTTTGTGCCTTATCATTATTATAGTTTTGAAAATGCCATGGAGGATCAGCGTAGATTATATTATATTTTTTTGTTGAGATCATATTCAAAATTTTGAGTATCTTCACTTACTTTAATTTGTTTTGCACCATTTTTTATATGAAAACTTGTAGCCATTGGTGTTAATGGCGATAAGGTTACCACTCTTTTAAAATGATTTTGTTTTGCATACTCAGCTAACTTTTTAATTATCTCTTTACCTGCACCTCTTTTACGAGACCATACAGTATATGCTACAATTATTTCACCTCTTTGGCCGTCTTGATTGGCAGCTTGTGACATGTAATCCATTTCTCTTACAGTATATGGTACTTCAGGACAATATGCAACACAAACAATCGCCTCAATTTCATTATCATATTTTAGACCAAATATTTTTCGGCCATGCATGATACGAAAACCAAGAGTAAGTTCAGGTCTTACAGGATCCTCTGATACATCAATGTCATCTAGTTCAACTAATTCTGTACCTTTAACCCATTTAAAAAAGTCGTTTATATTATCTTTAAATTTTTTCATCCGAAAAATGCCTCCAAACTTGCTTTCTTTTCCTGTGACCAACCTATTGCTTGTAATATAAATCGCATAGGGTCAAGGAATGTTTTTTCAAATTGTGTTTCACGATCTATATATTTGTCTAATTCAAACTCTTTAGGTAATGTTGTAATATAACTAATCACATCAAATCTAAATGGGTTTGCTTCTATTAGTTTTAAAAATTTAATCTTATCACCCTCTCGTATATAAGGATATTGTTTATGTAATTTAAGTTCTTTTAGTTTGTGATTATATATCAAAGAACCTTTTACATGTATCGGTGTACCTTTACTGAATATAGTTGCTGGGTTTTTATACTTTTTAATATTATTACATGATCTAGGAAAAGATATAGCTTCAGCAGATAGAGTATTAAACTCTGTTTTAAAATCAGCAATAAATTTTTGTAAAGTATCTTCATCTTTATTCATAATAATTTTGATTGCTTCTTTAATTTTACCTCTGCAAACTTGTGGTGTAGATGATTTAACTGCCTCAATACCCATGATCTTTAGTTTAGG